TTAGATAAAAATATAGATGGTAATGGTAAAGTAAATCTTAATATATTCCTTAACGAATTATTTAAAAATATTAATGATGTATTAGGCAATGTTAACAAATTAGAACCAGTATTTGATACCGAAAATAATAAATTAACAATTATTGAAGGAAGTAGTATCGAAAATGCTGCCCAAGGAATATTAGATAAAGAAAAAGAATTAAATAAAATGGGGGTGTTCCAAGTATATGGAATAGGAAACATTTCTGAACCTATAGGTAGTTTTGTTACTAATATTGATTTCCAAGTCCAACTCCCCCCTAATATGGCGGCGATGGCTACAATTTCTGCCCAAGCCAATGGTAATATTGTAGGTGAAAACGCTACAGGCTTATCTAAACTTAATACGGGGTTAACAGATAGATTAATTACTGTTAAATTAGATAAAGATAGTATTGAGGGAGCAAAAGTAGGTAACGATGATCCTAAAGTAATATATGAACAAAACCTTGTTAAGCTCAAAACAGCTATTGTTGATCTTTATTCAAAGAAAAAATATGCCACAGACTCAATAGAATCCGCTCGTTCAGCAAATAGAGATATTGCTTTATATATAACAGGTAATGAGGCCCAAACAAATAAAATGCCTTCCCCATTCTTTATTCCATTCAATCTATCCGTGGATATGGTAGGATTATCGGGAATGAGAAACTACGAGCGTTTTTCAATTACAGAAGAGGTATTACCCTATAGTTATAGATCGAGTGAGCAGGGGGGAGTAATTAACTTCCTAATCAAAGGAATAACTCATAAGATTGATGACAATAAATGGACTACTAAAATAGAATCATTAACTGTAGGAGCTAAACGAGAAACATTATAAAAATGCCTTATTATCCTAAAAATAAGATCCAAACCAATCTTTATTCTAATGGTAAATCATTAGTTAATGCCTCTACTCTAGCTTTATACACGGGTCCTTATTATAAAGTATCAAATGGCCAAATGTTCATTGGCCAAAACCCCCAATCAAACAGATACCCAGAAGAACTTATTGATATATTTGATTTCCCTGAGATAGATGAAACTATAACAAATACTGTAGTATCTACAACCTCAGGAGAAACGGTAGGTCAATACGTTCAAAACTTAAAGGATAACCCTACGGATAAACAAATTCCAATTCCGTTTTATCCAAAACCTACTCCTCAAGATTATAAAAAAGGATATTTTACAAGATATTTTGCTAAACAAATCAATAATTTTTCATTTATTGAGATTAATAGACAAACATATCTAAATTTATTTCAAAATAATAGTGAATACCTTTGGGAATTGTATTATGTAACTGAAATTCCTTGGCAAATAAGTGGTGATGTAAATAAAGTATACCACACTAATGAAAACGTGGTAAAGCTCCAAGAAAGAAATAAGTTTAGAGGATTATCGGATTTCCTAAGAAAAAACTACTTAAAATTTTATTTGGATAAAGAAGGACGTAAGGTTGGAGAAGTTAAAATGCGTTAGTATATTTAACTCCAAATCGGTTATAAATGTATTGGTTAGTAGAAACTGAAGAACAAATTAGTTATTTAATTAATAGGAGTTATAAGGAAGCATTCATTGAGGTAATTCCGTTCAATGATAATATCCATCCTGCTCTAAATGATATTTCTCTAGTATATTTTAAACCGTCTATAGAACGTAAGGGTTTTATGCTATGCATCAACCATAGCGAAACATTGAGTGTAAATAAAACACGAGTAGACGAGTTATTACAAGGGATAGAGCGGTTATGGGTGCGCGATAAAAAGGATACATTATATTATTTTCCATTACAAAGCTTGCTCGACGTTTCCATAATTATTCCTCCGTATATACAAGATAAAACACAAGCTCACAACATACTCTACCAAAAATATCCTACAAAAAGGGATATCAACACAATAATCCCAATTGTAAAGCACTATGAGGTTTGTGAGAAAATATACGAAAAAGTAAAACATGGATTTTGGGAACATTTGCCTCCCTACTTTGAGTTTTACAATAAGTGGGCAACACTTGCTTTCTTTGGGATAGAACGAAATGGAATCAAAATAGATAAAGATGAATTTAAAAAATACTTTGATAGGGATCCGTCAGAAGAGTTTGTTTATACTTCTTACAATTTTAAAACCCTTACTACTCGCCCTTCCAACAAGTATGATGGTATCAACTACGCGGCTCTCAACAAGGAAAACGGTTGTAGGAAAAGCTTTATTCCTCGTAATGATGTGTTTGTGGAATATGATATTAGCGCCTATCACCCTACTCTTAGTGGGAAGCTTATCGACTATGATTTTGGTGACAATGATATACATAAGGATTTTGCAAGCATGTATGGTGTTGACTATGCCAAAGCAAAAGAATTAACATTCAAACAATTATACGGAGGAGTTTTTAAGGAATATGCACACCTTGAATACTTCCAAAAAATCCAAAAATAGATAGATGAATTGTGGAGCAACTATACTGAGAATGGATGGATAGAGTCCCCAACCTCTGGGTATCAGTTTTGCGAGGATAAATTAGAGAACATGAACCCACAAAAGTTGTTTAATTATGTTCTACAAAATTTGGAGACAGCGACCAATGTTCGTATATTGATCGAGTTACATAAGTTATTAAGGGGAAAAAATACTAAATTAGTATTATATACTTACGATAGTTTTTTGTTTGATTTAGACAAAAGTGAAAATTTAGAAAAAGAAATTGAAAAGGTTTTTGAAAAATACCAAGTTAATGTAAAAAATAGTTATGGAAGCAGTTACGATTTTAAATGATATTGACTATATGTATAAGGGATACGATTTTGAACATTCCCTAAATACTATAGATGTGAATAATAAGTTATTTTGTACCTTCGTCCCCGAAGAAGAAATCGAGGGACGAGTAAACGAAATTTCTAGATCATACGATATAATGTACAATAAAATGTTTGTGTTATTTATTAAAAGCACAGGCGAATATGTTATTACTTACAACGTTGATCAAGGAAATATAAACACAATCCCAGAAAACACTATTTTAGTGCATCGTAAAAAGGACACTAATACTCTTTATACAATTAATGCTCTTAATACATTAATTAAATCACTTAACGATGGTGTAGTAGACCCACGATATCGAATCGATTGGCAGCACTATCGGAATTGCATTTTGCTCACCCAGCAGAATGAAATCAAGCAACTAAATACAAAAGTTCATCAGATTGTAGAACTTTAATTTGGTATCTTAAAATTTGTTTTGTATATTTAACCGTTTTATTAATTAAACTAAAGTTATGGATTTAAACGAAATCAAAAACCGTCTGAGCTCTCTTCAGACAAAAGCCGCTCCTAAAGGCGAGCGGAAGAACATTTTCTGGCGTCCTGAACCCGGAAAACAAACAGTACGTGTTGTACCTAATGCGTATAACAAATCAAACCCATTTACAGAAGCATTCTTCTACTATGGTATTGGTAACCGAGTAATGATCTCACCTACTAATTTTGGTGAAAAAGATCCTATCGCTGACTTTGCTAAGCAATTACGTCAAACAAGCGACAAAGACAACTGGCGTTTGGCTAAAAAGCTTGATGCTAAAATGCGTGTATTTGCTCCTGTTATCGTTCGTGGTCAAGAAGATGAAGGTGTAAAATTGTGGCAGTTTGGTAAAGAAATGTATATGGATTTCTTGAACTTGGCTGACAACGAAGATGTAGGTGATTTTACTGATGTAGCTACTGGTCGTGATATTACTATTACTACTGTAGGTCCTGAGGTTACTGGAACTGCTTACAATAAGTCTTCAATCATGCCTAAGGTTAAAGAAACACCATTGAGCACTGATGCTGACCAAGTAAATGATTGGTTGGAAAATCAACCAAACCCATTGGAAGTATTTAAGCGTTACTCGTTTGATGAAATGAAGCAAGCTCTTCAAGAATGGTTGTCTCCTGATGAAGATGAAGAAGGTGATATCATCGATGATGAAAAAGATCCTGAACCAGTAGCTACTCCTCAACGCAATTACGCTTTGAATACTCCAGCTGCTAAAGTAAGTAAAGCAGATAAGTTTGATTCTTTGTTTGAAGAAGACGACGATTTACCATTTTAATTAAAACCCACATTATGGCAAGAAAGAAAAAAAGCGAATCGCTTACGGCTGCTGTCTCCGCTGAATTGAAAGCAAACTTTGATTTGAATAAATTCAAGGAGAAGAAAATGCTTAACAATAGTGTTAAGTTTAAACCCCAACAGTGGATCCCTCTTTCCCCTGCTTTTCAAGAAGTAACAAGTGTGCCTGGTATCCCAGCTGGGCATATTTGTTTGCTTCGTGGTCACTCGGATACAGGTAAAACTACCGCTTTGATTGAGGCAGCAGTAAGCGCTCAAAAAGTAGGTGTTCTACCTGTTTTCATTGTGACTGAGATGAAATGGAATTGGGAACACGCAAAACAAATGGGTCTGGAGTTTGATGAGGTTGTTGATGAAGAAACAGGTGAAATTTTAAATTACGAAGGTAATTTTATTTATGTAGATAGAGAAAATCTACATACAATTGAAGACGTAGCTGGTTTTATTTTGGATCTTATTGATGAACAGAAAAAAGGTAATTTGCCTTACGATTTGTGTTTCTTTTGGGACTCAATCGGCTCAATTCCTTGTGAAATGTCTGTTAAATCAAACAAAAACAACAACGAGTGGAATGCGGGTGCTATGTCTACTCAATTCTCGAATAATGTTAACCAAAAAGTAGTAATGTCTCGTAAAGAGTCATCACCTTATACTAATACTTTGGTTTGTGTCAATAAGGTATGGGCTGCAAAACCTGAAATGCCTATGGGACAACCAAAAATGATGAATAAAGGTGGTTTTGCTATGTGGTATGATGCAACGTTTGTAGTTACATTTGGTAATATTGCGAATGCGGGAACCAACAAAATCAAAGCGATTAAAGATGGTAAGCAAGTAGAATTTGCTAAGCGCACAAATCTTCAAATCGATAAAAACCACATCAATGGTATTACTACCAGAGGTAAAATTATTATGACGCCTCACGGTTTTATTGAAGACACAGATAAAGCACTCAAGGAATATAAAGATGCTAACGCATCAGAATGGAGTAAGATTTTAGGTGGTATGGACTTCGATATCTTTGAAGAAGAAAACACTGAAGCCCCAACTAATATCTTCACCCAAGAACCAGAATAAGATGAAAAAAGCCGAATACCTAAAACTTCTCGATAGTATTGTTGAGGAGAATGATATAAAATCCTCTAAAGAACACGACCGAGTTCTATTAATTGATGGATTAAACCTATTCTTTAGAAACTTTGCTATGATGAATTTCGTTAATGAAAACGGAGTCCACATTGGGGGGTTAGGTGGCTTTCTTCGCTCATTGGGTTCATTAATAAATCAAATCCAACCAACTTCAGTTTATCTAGTATTCGATGGGGTAGGTTCAGCCAATAATAGGAAGAACCTACTCCCCGAATATAAATCTGGAAGACATACCAGTCGAATTACCAACTGGGAAGTATTTGAGGATTTGGATGACGAACATAATTCTAAGATTGAGCAAATAGTTAGGTTAATCCATTACCTACGTTGTTTACCTGTTAGAAACGTATCTATCGATAAAGCAGAAGCAGATGATATAATTGCGTATTATGCTGATTTGCTACCGAAAAAATACAATTCTAAAGTAATCATTATTTCTAGCGATAAAGATTTTCTCCAATTAGTAGATGAAAATGTAACAGTTTTTCGTCCTATGGAAAAAACCTTTTATCAAAAACAAACAATTGAAGATAATTTCGGAATCCTTCCTGAGAATTTTATCCTATATAAGACACTATTAGGTGACCCCTCAGATAAAATTGCTGGTATTAAAGGATTAGGTGAAAAAGGATTACTTAAAAAGTTCCCTGAGCTAGCAGAACGCCCTCTAACAATGGATGATATCTTTAATATTTCCGAAGCAAAACTAAAAGACCACGTAGTATATGCTCGTATTATTCAGGATTTTGAACGCCTAGAAACCAATTACAAATTAATGAATCTATCAGATCCTTTAATAAGTGATAAAGATAAAGAGTTTTTAGAAGCAATTTCAGAAATGCCTCTCTCAGCTTTGAATCCTGAAGGTTTTTTACGACTTTATAATGAAGACGGAATTGGTAAAATGATCCGTAATGTTGATTTTTGGTTAAAAGATATTTTTAAAGTATTAAATAGTTTTAGTAAATAAGTTATATGACACTCACAAATCTTTCACAATATGGTACTGCCTTTCAAATCAAGGTTCTATCATCTCTATTAACCCACAAAGAATTCCTGGTTAATATCTATGATATTATCAGTGAAGAGTATTGGGATAATCCCGCTCACAAGTGGATTATTAAAGAGATTATGAAGAGCTATGATAAGTATCATACGACCCCTTCAATGGATGTTCTTAAAGTTGAATTGAAAAAAATTGATAATGAAGTACTTCAAGTATCAATTAAAGAACAACTTCGTGAAGCTTATAAAGCATCAGATGAGGATTTGAAGTATGTTGAAGAAGAGTTTTCTAATTTTTGTA